AGAAAATCCGACCTACCCATGAGGCGGGCCGTGAAAGAGGCCTACCGGAGACTCACCGGCAAGGAGCCCGAGTTTCTTTTCACCGGATGGGGCGGACGACTCACCGGCTCCGAGCGGGATTACGTGGAGCACTCTCGCCGGAAGGCAACGGAGGCTGGGACATGACGACCTGGGTCGACGTCACCGTGCATGGAATTCAGATGGTAGTGCTGATTGAGGTTCTCCCTCTGTCTCCAATGCCAGCAGGAGTAGAGCCAGAACCAATAGAGACAGCAGTGGCAAGCATTGAGCAACAAGCGCTCATTGCTGCTCTGCGGGCAGTGCCGTCATGAGCCAGCCCGAAACCCGTCGTTCTCCTGGCCACGCACGCAAGGCGTTGGGTCCTAGTGAAGTCTCCAGGCTTCGTGCTGCTTATGCGGAAGGAATTCCCCTGGAGTGGCTAGCGCAGAGGTTTGGAGTCAGCAGAAACAAGCTTGCGGAGCTGGTGAAAGAGGGGGCTGGGGCATGAAGGAGAGACCCATTCTCTTCTCTGGCCCAATGGTGAGGGCCATCCTCGAAGGGAGGAAGACGCAGACGCGGCGAGTGGTGAAGCCGCAACCGCACCAGCACGACAACTTCGCGAAGCCGGGGCCATGGTGGCCGCACAAGGAGTACGCCTACCGCATCGGCACGCGGCCAATGGTTGCGCTGTGTCCTCACGGCGTCCCGGGCGACCGCCTCTGGGTCCGCGAGACGTGGGCGTGGCCGGGCGAAGAGGAGGTGCTCTACCGGGCTTCGCACCAGCACATCCAAGACAAGATGCGCTCTGACCCGATGTATCCGCAGTTTGTCTGGCGCCCGTCTATTTTCATGCGGCGGTACCACTCAAGAATCACGCTTGAGGTAACGGGCGTGCGCGTTGAGCGACTCCTGGACATCAGCGGGAACGATGCTGTTTCGGAGGGCGTGGAGGAGGCGGCCGGGCCGGACATTCCCCTGTTTCGCGACTACGTCCAGGAGCCCACCGAGCGCGGCCGTCCCGACTTCGCGGAGTGGTTTGCCGACCCGCGAGACTCGTTCCGAACGCTCTGGTCCTCCATCAACGGCGCTGAGTCTTGGGCCGCCAACCCCTGGGTTTGGGTTGTCGAATTCAAACGCGTTGAAGCCAAGTCGGAGGCCGCATGAGCATCTGTCTCGACTGCAACCGCCACCCGAAGAACCTCTGCTCCGAGCATCACGCCACAAACAACTTGAGCGACGGCTCCGAGCTCCGTGAGGGCGAGCTGGAGATTCTCGCCCGCTCCCTCTTCCTGGTTGTCGAAGAGCACAAGCCATTCAGGTGCCACGCCTGCATGGGCTCGTTCCTGATGGCCGAAAAGCGACTCAAAGAACTGAACGTCATTCCGCAGTGAACGCAGCGCCAAACGAAGGGGAAGCACATGGAGCAGAACCGACTGATGCAGTTTTTCGAGTACGCGCACCTCCCGCCGCACCTACAGGCACCCAGCAAGGCGTTCTGCGAATTGGCGCGGACGATGGACGCCCAGCTGCCGAACAACGCAGAGAAGACGGTGGCGCTGCGCAAGCTCCTCGAGGCGAAGGACTGCGCAGTCCGTGCAGTGCTCTTCAAACCGGAATGAAGACCATCGAAATGAAGGCGCTGAAGGTCCGCGCCTGGGAGCTCGCGAGCGGCGAGTGGCTTGTTCTGGTCTTCATGCGAACTGCCGACGTTCACCTTGAACTGCTCGACGAGGAATACGCGCCCAACGAAGAGGCCGTGAAGGACGCCATTCGTACAGCGCAGGAACGGCTTTTGGCGGTCATGAAAAAGGCCGGGTTTCCCGACCCCAAGGTCCGCTCGGAGTTTGCCGGGGCAAAGAAGGCCTGAGTTTTCGAAGCGACTCGCTGCACGCAGTGAAGGGGGATGCGTGGAATACCTGAAGCTTGCTCCTGACATCGACTCGGACCCCGACATCGAAGAGGCGGGGTGGGTGGGCGCTCGCGTCTACGAGCTCCTCCTTAAGGTGTCCGCCCTCAAGGACTTGCGTGGCCGCATCCCTCCGGGACTGCAGCACCCGGGGTGGCTCGTCCGAAGATGGAACCTGCGGGCCGATGACTTGCCCGGCGTCATCCCCGCCCAAATGGTTGAGCGCGGAGTGGCCCGGCTCATTGATGTTGGGTTACTGACGGTTGAGGATGGGGTCTGGGTCATCGTCGGGTGGGAGAAGTTCTACCGCCCACGAGAGACGTCCACGGCGCGCGTTCGGAAACATCGTGAAACGCTGAAACACGATGAAACGCATGAAACAGACGTAACGCCTGAAACGCATACGTCACTCCACTCCACCCACTCCACTCCACCAAAAGAAACGTACGTACGTGCGCCGGACCCGGTTTCTGCGATGGGGGCCGTAACCGTCCCGTCCGTCGTGGCCGGGGCGACTCCGGACAGGCGTGGCCAGGACTCCCAGTTGCGGCACGTCCCCGCCGTCCCAGAGAAGCCCGTAAGGCCAGACGACACGTGGGATGCGGCGACGTGGATTGCCTGGATGCAGGCGAAACGCTTCGAGGAGGGGCTTCCGCCTGACACCAAATTCGACGAGCGGGCCGTGGCCAATGCCTTCAGTGCCGCGCTCATGGCCGGCTTTACACCCAAGGACTTACGCATGGCGTTCGTGGCTTTCGGGAATGACCCGTACTGGCTGGAGAAGCGTCTCCCCATTCGGGGCTTCATTTCCCAACTGACAGAGAAGTACCTGAGAAAGCAGGCCGCCCATGCGTCCTGAGGACTCGGACTCAGGCCAAGAGAAGGCCGAGCCATGTGCCGTGTGTGGACGTCCCAGCGGGTGTGCCGCCTGGGGCTTCAGACTTTGTTACGGCGAAGTGGACGGGAGTCGCGTCGGCTGTGTGTCGAAGCTCTCGGCCGTCATGCCTGAAGACGGGGCGAAGGAATTCACACAGCGCTGGGTGGCTGAGCAGCGCAAGGCGAGGGCAGCATGAGACTCCTGCGCTTCCTGGGTTGGTGTCTCGTCCCCCCTCTTCTGGGTTTCTGTGTGGGGAGTGTCTTGTGTCACTGGGCTTGGGGGAGGCCGTGAGCAACCTCGCAGACATGATGCAGCGGAAAGAGGCTGTGTCCCTGGCCTTTGCCATCGGGGAAGCATTCAAGGGCTCCATGTGGCCCACGAAGCCCATCGAGCTGGACGAGGGGCTGTGGCTCTTTCTCTCAGGCTCAGAGCAACACATGCCCATGTTCGTCATCACGACGCCGGGCGGCGTGTTGGAGTTTGTCCGGAAGAAGAAGGCGTGTCCGACATGCGGCCGGACGTCCCCATGAACGAGCTCGCGCAAATTGTCGTCGACGACTTCGGCGGCTCTCCCATTGCTAAGCACAACATGCCTTGTGCTGTCTGTCGGGGTGCGAAGGCAGTGCTTCTTATGAGTGAAGGCCGCTTCCTTCCCTGCTGGAGTTGCCATGGGGAGGGGTGGAGAACGCTGCGTCTTCCGAAGTGGCTCAGGTGGTTGGGGAGGTGGTTGAGATGACCCTCCCGCTCTCCTTTGTCGTACCCATCCACACCGAGTCCATGTCCAACGCCCGTCTTCACTGGGCCGCCAAAGCCAAGACAGTCCAAGCCCAAAGACGCGCCACGGCCTACCGCACACCCCCAGCACTCAAGGCTCTTGGGCCCCTGTTGGTTGTGACGCTGACTCGGGTTTCACCCCGTGAATTGGATGACGACAACCTCCGAGGCGCACTCAAGGGAGTGAGGGACCAGGTGGCCTCCGCCCTGGGCGTGGATGACCGCTCGAGGCTTGTCCGCTGGGAATACGGGCAGACGAAGGGCGAGCCATCAGTGGAGGTCAGGGTGGAGGAGACGACGTGAGCGAATGGGAAAAGTACCGGGGGCTGTGGGTACCGCAAAAGAAGAGCCCAGAGACCAAGGCGTGGGGCATGATTGCCGAGGCGGCCGGACTGGACCCCGTCCGCTACTCCGCCCACATCTGGGACAGACGCACCGGAGAACGCGTCGTCTACGACCTGGGCGAGCACTGTCTTTGGCCCGCTGACGGCTCGGCCTACTGGTGGGAAGAGGGCAACTTCTCCTGTGACTGCAACCGGGGAATGAGCTTCTACCGGGGCAAGGGCCTACCCGAAGACGCAAGGGAATTAGAGGACATCGAAGACGGCGGGGACATCACCTGCCACTACCCGGAGCGCTGGGAGGGCCAGTCGTACAGCCAGCGCTTCTTGGTGAAGTGCGTCGCCGAAGACGGGACCGAGCTTTACCGAGACGAAGAGTGGGAAGAGCCGGCGTAGGCAAACTGTCTACCGTTTGACCATGCATGTATGGCCACATATGGTCATCCACGGGGAATCTGATTTCCCCGGGGGAAGCCCATCCCACGCAATTACACGCCCAAGGGCGGAAACGGCGGGACGCGCGAAGGCGCTGGCCGCAAGCCGGGCTCTAAGAATGCCCTGGCCTTCGGCGAAGTCGCGGCAGTCAGGGCAGCCGGCCTTCGAGTCCCCGAAACTGCCACGCCGGCACAACGAGAGCTGGCAGACCGCGCACTCCAACGCATCGCCGCAGTCATGGAGGAGAAGGTTGGCGCCTTCGCCTCCACCGCCGTCCTGAGAGCGTCCACCCACATCCGTGAAGAGATTTGCGGCCCGGTAGCCCAGAAAGTCCAGCACGCCGGGGCTGACGGCGGAAGCCTCACCGTCAAGGTGTTGAGCTACGCCGAAGAGGAGGCCGGGGATGCCTGAGGTGACTATCCCCAACGGCTTCAAGGCCAGGGCCTACCAAGTCCCCTACATGCGTTACTTCGACAAAGGCGGGAAGCGTGCCGTCTCTGTCATCCACCGCCGCGGGGACTTCGTTGTCGGGTGGGGCCACAAGGAAGAGCGGGCCCTTCACAAGCAATTCAAGCACCTGTGGGTGCGTGGTGAGTGGCATCGACTGGAGCCGGACCTCGTCGACCACATTCGCGCGTTGGTCCGCGCGAAAAGGCGGGGCAAATGAATCAGCCCGCAGAGCCCTGTATTGCCGTGGGCTGCGACAACGCAGCAGAACCCGGACGCAAGCTTTGCCACGGACACAGAAAGCGGGAGAAGCAACACAAGCCCGTAGATGCCCCGCTACGCCCGTGGGGCGCAGACCCGTATGAACACCTGGAGTCGAAAGCCATTGCGCTGGCCGACGCCAAGGACGCCGACGAAAGGGCATACAAGCTCGCCCAGAAGCGCCTGAAGTACGCGGCCACCAAATACGCCAACAGGGCCCGACGTCCAAAAGTACCCAAAGGCGAAAAAGCTACCGACTGAGGCCGCACGGGTCTCGTCCATGGCGCTCTCCCCAAAACATGCGGCGTTTGTCCGCGAATACCTTGTTGACCTCAACGCCACGCAAGCGGCGATAAGGGTTGGGTATTCGCCGAAGACAGCCAAGGTACAGGGCTCCCGGCTGTTAACCAATGTTGCCATTCGCTCCGCAGTCGATGAGGGGCGAAGAAAAGCAACCCAGCAGGCCGATGTCACCGTGTCGGAAATCCTCCAGGGACTGAAGGCAGAGGCCAAGGGCGCGGACAACGCGTCGGCCCGGGTTGCTGCGTGGAGCTGGCTGGGCAAGTACGCCAAGCTTTTCACCGACAAGACGGAGTTGTCGGGCAAGGACGGCGGGCCGGTAACCATCTCCATTAACGGGGTGATTCCGGAATGAGCCCCTCGGTTGCGTACAGCGCTCCGCCGACAGTGGGCCGATTCCTGGGCAGCAACAAACGCGTCCGGGCCATTGTTGGCCCCATTGGCTCCGGGAAGTCGTCCGGGTGCAACCTGGAGCTCCTCAAGCGTGCAGCGAGCCAAGCCAAGGGCCCGGACGGATACCGGCACACGCGCTTCGCTGTGGTGCGGAATACCTACCGCGAGCTGGAAGACACCACGCGCAAGACTTTTGCCCAGTGGATTCCAGAGGAGTTGGGGCAGTGGCGAGAGAAGGACTTCGCCTTCGACTTAGAATTCAACGACGTCCGAAGCGAAATTCTCTTTCGCGCGCTGGACAGGCCTCAAGACGTCAAGAAAGTCCTCTCGCTGGAATTGACGGGCTGCTACTTCAACGAGCTTCGAGAAATTGCCCAAGTCATTTTTCAGGGCATGCGTGGACGCGTTGGCCGCTACCCGTCCATGGCGGAAGGCGGGCCCACCTGGCACGGCGTCTGGGGAGACTCCAACCCCTGGGCCACCACGTCGTGGCAATTCAAAGCATTCAACGAAGACAGGCCGGACAACTTCGCTCTCTTCGAGCAACCAGACGCCACGGGGCCGAAGGCAGAGAACCTAGGGAACCTTGTCTCTGGCTACTACGCGGACCTTTGCGAGGGGCAAGACCAAGAGTGGATAGACGAGTACATCCACGCGAAATACCCCCACTCAGACAGGGGCAGCGTCTACGGCGCTCTCCTCGCAGCGCTGAAGTCTCGCGGTGGGCTGTGTGAGTTTGAGCACCCGAAGGACGGCGTCTTCGTCTTCCCGGACTTGGGCATCTCCGACAGCTTCGCCATGTGGTTCATGCGCTTCGGGGCCAACCGCGGCGTTGACGTGGTGGACCACTACGAAGCCCACGGCCGCCCGCTGTCCCACTATGTCGACGTCATCCGGGGCAAGGGCTACCGCCTAGAGAAAATCATCCTTCCCCACGACGCCCGTCAGCGAAACCTCGTCACGGGAGGCAGCGTCCAGGACGAGTTGGAGCGCCAGTTTCCAGGGCAGGTGGTTATAGGCCCGCCGCACCACGTGGCAGACAGACTGCAGGCCGCTCGTTACGTGCTGGAGCAGCCCACCACGCGCATCCACGCACGGTGCCAAAGCATTACAGGGCCAGAGGACGTCGACGGCGTCGGCGCGCTTGCCGCCTACGGCTACGAATATGACGAGACAACCGGCGCCTACCGCAAGACGCCGCGCCACGACTGGGCCAGCCACACCGCAGACGGCTTTGGCTACATGGCCATTGCCACGCGCTTCTCCGAGTACCTGACGCGCCCCGCGCCCGAGAAGGCGCCAGTAGCGCTTAAGCCACCCGAATACACCCTGGAGTCCTTGTGGAAGACAGCGCCCAAGCGCAGCAGCCGGATTTGAAGGAGGGCTACGACCCCGAGGAATTGAAGGCGGAGGGCGACCGCTGGGCCAAGGAATTCCCCGCGGCCAAACGATGGCTTCAGGGCTGGCTGGAGCAAGCCAAAGCCATTGAAGCCATCGTCCGAGACGAGCGTGACGCGGGCGCCACCAAGGACGACTCGAAGTGGAACCTGTACGCGGCGAACCGAGAAACCAAGGCCGCCATGCTGTACGGCCGTCCACCACGCGTCTCGGTGGAACGCAGGTACTCCGACGAGAGCGACGACGCGGCCCGGGTGGCAGGGGAGATGACGGAGCGCACCCTCAACACGGACGTGGAGCGGCGCTCTGACGGCTTCGCCACTGCGGTTGGCCTGGCCCTACTGGACAGACTCGACTGTGGCTGGAGCCTGGCCCGAGCCCGCTACGTCGTCGAATGGGAAGACGTCCCCGAAAAGCAGGCCATCGTCGACCCCGTCACCGGGCAAGAGACGGCGCCCATGGTGCCGGCCGGCAAGCGCAAAACCTTCGAGGACGTGGAGACTGACTACGTCCACTGGCAGGACCAACTTTGGCAGCCGTGCCGCGTCTTCCACGAAATGGGCTGGTGGGCACAGCGCACCCAAATGACGAAGGAGGAGGTGGAGAAGCGCTGGGGCAAAGAGACGGCCGAGGCCATTCAGTACAACGGCAAGCCCCCCGTCATGCAGGAGAACTACGACGCCAACACGGCGGGCATGGACTGGAAGCGCGCCGACATCTGGGAGATTTGGGACAAGGACCGCGAAAAAGTCATTTGGTACTGCGAGGGCCACGGGGCCATTGAGTGCAAGCCCGACACCTATGAGCTGGAAGGCTTCTATCCATTCCCTCGCCCCATGGTGGCCAACCCCACCACGTCCAAGCTTCTGCCGCGTCCCGACTACGTCATCGCCCAGGACTTGTACGAAGAGCTGAACGTCGTCACCACGCGCATAAAGAAGCTGATGCAGTCGGGCGTGCGCGTCACCGGCGCCTACGACGCCAAGCACAAGGGGCTGGCGGACATCTTCGCCACGGGAGGGGACGGCGTTCTCTTGCCCATTGAGAACTGGAGCATGTCGGGCGAGGGCATTCAGAACGCTATTTGGGTTTTCCCCACGGCCGAGATTGTCCAGTGCGTGCTGCAGCTGCGCGACTACCGACGAGAGTTAATTGACGCCATCGCCCAGGTAACGGGCATGAGCGACATCATGCGCGGCGAAGCAACCCAGGCCGGCGCCACCGCGACAGAGCAACGAGTCAAAACGCGGATGGGCTCCGTGCGCATGCAGGCCATGCAGGACGACTTCGCGCGCTTTGCTTCAGAGCTTCAGCAGATACGCGCCCAACTCATTGCCAAGTTCTTCGAGCCGCAAACCATTCTCCAGCGCTCCAACGCGCAATTCATGTCCGCGCGAGACAAGCAATTCATACCCAAGGCGCTCGAGCTGATTAAGTCCCCGGCCTTCTCTCAATTCCGGATTGAAGTGAAGTCGGAGGCCATCTCCCTCTCAGACTTCGCGGCCACCAAGGCGGAGAAATTCGAGGCCGTTGGGACGCTCGCCCAAGTCATGCAGATGGCAAAGCCCATCGCGGAAATGATGGGGCCAGCGGGGATGAAGTTCGCCTTCCAGCTGGGCAAGTCCACCATTGCCGGCATGCGCGGCGTCTCCGACATGGAGAGCGCCTTCGACGAAGCCAGCGCCCAGGCAGAACAGATGGCACAGCAAGCCCAGCAACAGGACCCGCCACCAGACCCGAAGCTACAGGCAGAGCAGTTGAAGGCGCAGACGGCCCAGCAGAAGGGGCAATTCGACATCCAGAAAGAGCAGATGAAGCACCAGAACAAGCTCGCCGAAATTCAGGCCGAGACAGTGGCGCATGACCAACAAGAGCAGTCGCAGGCCATCTGGAACACGAGAGAGGCCGCACAGAAGGCCATGCTTGCCAGGGCAATGAAGCCCGCCGAACCGAAGGGCGTTCCATGAGCGCACCCAGCATCAAATGCGACGCCTGCGGCGGAGTCTTTGCGGCGGAAAAACGCGACGAGGGCGGGTGGCAGCTTATGGACGCGCGCCAGTTCGCTGAGCGCAAGGAAGACGGGAGCATCTGGCTGAGCAACCTCTTCCACGTCGCATGCTCTCCCGAAACGCCAAAGACGTGGCGCATGACCATGGAGGAACCCAAGCCATGAGCGCACCCAAACGCGGAATGGTTGCTGGCCAGCCGATTCAAACCCAGGCGCAAACCGCCGAGTTTGACGAAGGCTATGACCGCATTTTCGGCAAAGACAGAAAGCCCCAGCGCGGGCGCTTTGTCTTCAACGCCGAGACAGGCGTCTGCGAAGAGGTGGGCGCGGACTGGACGGACGCAGAACGCCGAGCCCCAACGCTGACGGAAGAGTTGGTGCACGGAAAAACCAAGACGACTGACGGCGTGGACATTTCAAGCCGCAAGAAACGCCGTGAGTACATGCAGGCCACTGGCGTAGCGGACTCCGGCGACTTCTCGTCTGGCTGGTACGAGCGGAAAAACAAAGACATTCGGACGGACCAAGACCGCCAACGCAAGGCGGACATCATCGACTCATTCAAACGCTGGCGCAGAGAGTAACGAGGGGAGCCCATGTCAGAGTCACTCAGAGACAGTCTTGAAGCGGTAAGCGCAGGCGCAACCACCGAGGCGCCCGTGGAGGCCACGCCCGAGCCTTCGACGGACGCCACGCCAGCGCCCGAGGTGGCCGCTGAGTCTGCGACACCCGCGCCTGTCCGAGAGGGCCGGGACGACAAGGGCCGCTTTGCCCCCAAAGCTTCTACAGCCGGCACGAAAGACGCTGGCCAGGCCGCTCCCACGTCCCCCCCCGCGGAGGGCGCGGCGTCCTCTACTCCGCCACCCAAACAAGCGGAGACAACGCAGACAGAGCCACCGAGGCCAGGCGAGCCAGACACAACCATGGCCCCGCCACAATGGAAGGTGGGCGCACGCAACAACTGGGACAAGGTGCCGGCCGACATTCGCCAAGAAGTTTGGCGCAGAGAGCGCGAGACAGAACAGGCATTGAGCCGCTCCGTGCCGGCCAGACAGTTTTACCAGGAGATGGAGAAGACGCTCGGGCCCATTCTCCCCGCGCTGCAGGCCCGTGGCACCACGCCGCAACGGCTCATCGCCTCCTATGTCGACTTCGACAAGGCGCTGTCTTCCAGAGACCCAGCGGCCCAGGCCCAGGCAGTCGCCCAAGTCATTAAGGGGTACGGCATACCCGTCGAAGCGTTGGCAGACGCGCTGGACGGCAAGGCCCAGCCGACGCGCGGCAGAGAGCCAACCGTCGAAGAGATTCGCGCCGAAATCCGCAGAGAGATGCAGGACGAGTTTCGCACGCACGCCCAACAGTCAGAGGCGCGCACACACGCCACGCGCGTGCAGGAATTCGCCAAGAAGGCGGACCCCGTCCTCTTCAACGAGGATGTGCGACACGACATGGCTGCGCTCATAGAGTCTGCGGCGGCCCGCGGCGTGGAACTGTCTCTACAGGACGCGTATGATAGGGCCATAAAGGCGAACCCAGACGCATGGGCCATCGTCCAGCAAAGAGAACAAGCCAAGCTTGCGCCGACCCAGCAACAGGCCACGGCAAGAGCACAGGCAGCAGGCAGCAGCGTGAAGACGCGCCCCGCATCTCCGGTTGGAGGTGAGTCGAGCGGAGCCTCGTTGAGGTCTGACTTAGAAGCAGAAGCAGCACGAATGAACGGACGTCTGTAGCGGACCCTTCGCGGCCACCCTCAGCGGACGACAAGACGGCGCCAACGCGGACCTACCAGGCCACCGCCACAGCGCAAACCCCCTCCACACCGACGCGTCTTTGGACGCGCACGGGACTCGTTTTGCCTCCTTGAGGTGCACCCATGGCATTTCCAAACTCAAGCGTGACGGACTTAGTCATTTCGACTCTGGCCCGCCGCTCCAAGACAATCGCGGACAACATCATCGGCAACAACGCGGGCTACGCCAAAATTAAGGCGAAGGGCAACGCCAAGAACATCGACGGCGGCCGAACCATTTATGAACCCTTCATTTTCGCCAGCAACAGCAACGCGGGCTGGTACAGCGGCTACGACGTCCTTCTGACGGACGCCGCAGACGTGCTGGGCGGC